TTATTAACTTCTGGTTGTAGGCATCCTTACCGCCATGGAATACTAAACGTAGGTCTGCAAGCATAGTCTCAATGTGAATTCTTGCAATCTCAACATCGCTTAATCCTGCTTGACGGTGGTAAGATGTGTATCCAAATTCATTTACAAATTTATGTAGACGTTCTTCGTTTTTAACTTCAAAGTCAATAGAGTCTTTATATTCAACTCCTACATCTTTAAGAAGCATTTTTGTAGCGCGTTCCATATCATCTGCGTTACGAATGCCCTTGTTAGCAAAAAATGCTTCTACTGGACTGAAACGTTTGCCAGCAATATCTACTGTATTGTGGGCAAAACGTAGCAAGAAGTTATCAAAATGAGCAAGAGTTACCCATCTATTGTTTGCTTTCTTTAAATCAGCAACAGAACGTTTATCAAAGTTTCTAGTTATATCTATTCCAAGGTCTTCAGATGCTTTATCTATTGCGCTTAAACTGAACATTGGATTTTTAAATTCATCTGCTGCAAATTTGCCAGACATGCTGGTACGTGCAGTCAAAGCACTAACTTGCCCGTCCATAAAATGTGGGTTGTACATCATTGCTTCAATAATGTGTTGTTTATCTGGTGTTTGCGCTCCGCGGAATATGCTATCCCAAGCACGTTGAGCTGTTGTTGCCCGGATTTGTAAGTGAGATAGTTCTTCTGTTGAAACATCCCTACCTAATTTGCTAGATAATTCAGCAGCAAGATCGTCTATAATTTTTTGACGGTCAGCAACGGTAAGATATTTGCTTGGGTCTCCCTTACCAAATGCTTTATAAAACATTCGACGAGTTATTCCAATAGATTCCGAAGAACCCGCAAACATACTAAGAACTCTGCCCTCTTTACGTCCACCACCCATTAAAAATCTTGATACATCTTCAACTGGCGCTGTTAATAAAAACTGAAAGATTTCATCTGAAGAACCGCGAATACCAAGACGCGGAAATAATGTACCCCAAGCCCAAAAATCTGTATATTCTTTTACAAGTTTAGATTTTTGTACGCCATCTAAAATATCTGGAAGGGTAGTATGAGTAATCTTGCGTTCTTTTATTCCCTTAACTGCTTGCTTATAGCCAGCAATTGCTTTCATATGATCGAGTGCTATTTCATCTAAAGGACCAATAGCATCTGTTAATTGAAATGGGTGAATAGCACCACGATTTGGCACAACAGCAACGTCATTATTCCATTGAACGCTGTGCTTACTCATAACTCCGGCAAGTTCATTACTAACTTCTGTAACAGGAGTAGTACCAAAACCACCACGATCATTAAAAGTTCTATCAAGTACTTTAGTAATAAAGTTTTTTCCTTGCTGAATTCCTTCTAGTCCAGCTTGTTGCATTCGTGCTGCATACATATTTCGAACAAAAGCAATTTGTTCATCTTTAGGCGCTTCAAGATATAACTGACCTAAAACTTCTGCCATGTCTCTTGGAACAATCATGCGCAAACGACCAACCAAAGTTGGCAAAGTTTTGTAAGCGTCTTCTCCGTATAAAATTACACCGCGTCCTGCGTTACGAGCAGCAAGATTACCAATTCTAAACCCTAATCTTTGAAGACGACTAATGTCTTTGTCGTATTTAGTTAGGTCAGCAATAGCAGGGTTAACACCTTGGTCGGCAATTTTACCAACTTGAGTAAGAATTTCAAATGCTTGTTTACCCTGAGATTGTAATTCTTGTACAGTTTCACGAACGCTGCTTTTTCCTACTACAGGATTAAACATAGCGTCAGCAACAGCTGCTATACCGCCACTTAAATGACGTTGATTACGTGCGGTTGCTACACCATTGCGATAGAAAGTAGTACCATCTACGCGACCAGACCCTAAAAGGCTGGTATTTTTAGCATCTTCAAAAAACTTTTGTGCGCTGGCAGCGTCGTAAACTTTATGTTCTTTGCTTGCCATGGTCTCAATAGTAGGAACATGGTAATAACCAGAAGCAACTTCTTTAATTTGATTAAGAGCAACAGAACGTTCGGCTGCTGTTTTGGCTTCAGCGTATTGCTTGATAGCAGGACCGGCAGAATTGTTCCAAAATTGTTGCACTGTTGGTTCTTTAAATATATCAGCAACACCTTTTTCAAGGTTGTTATTAGCAATAGAAACTTTTAAACTTTCATTTAACTTTGCACCTAGCATAGGTTCTTTAGAACCACCCATAGTTAGGTAAGTTGTTGGGTCAATTAAAATTTGATAAAGCCCATCAACAGCTCCAGATGCTTTGTTTTTAAAATTTTTGTTAATTTCATAAACTTGTTTTTTGTAAGCAGCATCTGTTTGACCAACCATTTGATAAACTTTAGGGGGCTGACCCATAATTGCTCTAGTTAGTTTAACAACAATACTTCCATTACCTTGCGGAGTTGCTTCATTGTAGTCGTATGCTTGACGAACAGCAGAACGACCAGGAGAAAATCGAGCCATCTTAACGGCGTCAATGATTGGAGTAAAATACTTAGGGTCATCTAAAGATGAAGCAATAGCATTAAACAAATCAGGACTAGGTTGTCCATTGTTGTAACTTGAAAGTATTTCACCAAATGAATTACCTGCAACAAGACCTTTGGCTACTGCAATAGTAGCTTCGCCATATTGGTCAGTAAGTTTTTGTAAATCATTAGGGTTGTACAAATCTTTACCATTGTGAGCAACGCTCCAAGTTTTACCAGAAAATAAAGGTTTTTTAAGTGTGGTTGTTTCAAAAGCAGAACGAACAGGGGCGTTAATTAATTTGGTGTATTCACCAACAATAGCATAACCACCAACACCAACAGGGCTGACGATACCTTTCCAAGCAGCTTTACCAAGGTTGGCTATATCTGTCCAAAGACCAGGTTTTGGTTGCATATAATTTTCATTAGGAAAAACACTTTTAAGTTCTAGTTGAGCTTGAGGGGCTAACTTGCCGTATTCAATACGAGCATGGTCGGTATCTAACTTGCGTAAATCCATACCTTTTTTGTACGCAAAAGAAACTTGTTCAACTGTGTTTTGTTCCTGCTGGGTTGCTCCAGCATTCTTCAAAGCATTGTAAATGTCTGGCGATATGTCGGCTACTACCGGTTTAATTGGAGGTAACTCAGCCATTAGTTACCGCTATCTGCAAGCCTACGATACAAAAGTTCTGCCATTCCAGAATCATCAAATTGTGCTAGCCGACGCATAATCATGCTAGGAGTGTTTTGAATATTAGGCATAGGTGGCATTACTTCAGAGCCAGGACCGGGACCTATGTTAACGCCTGTAGTAATTGGTTCGTTAGGACGCATAGTTGGTGCGCTTAATGGAATTAATTCAGGAGCAGGAACAGAAGTAACAGGATTGCCTGCTAAAGGTGCAGACTCTTGATTAATCATGTTCTGTCCGCTTTTGCCATAGCCAAGTCCAGGCATATATTTAGGCGCTTGAGTATTACCAGGTGAACTCATACCTTCAATTGGTCCGCCATCAGTACGCTTTGATAAAGCACCTGGTCCTGAAACTGGAGCGGGAGTTCTTGGTTGGCGATAACCGCCTTGTTGTCCTGCCATTAATCCTCGTCCTCATCTAATAAATTTTGAATATCATTTTCGGTTGGAGCTTTGTATGTAACCCAATCAGGAAAAGATTCTTTTGTTGCTACAAGCCATAGCGCATCTTCAGATTTAAAACCTGCTTTGCGTAAAGCTTTGCTATATTCATGTAACCAAATGCAATACATCTCTAATGGGCTGTAAGATTCATCGGCAACTGTTTTTGGTTTTGCTATTCTTCTTCTTTGAGTTGCCATGATTTACTCCTAACCTACTTGACGACGGTTTATTGTTCTTACACTTGCATTTGATTTACCGCTTGCATTCATGCTACTAAGCAAGCTTTGTAATTCTGGTCGTTGGAATTGAATTCCTGGTCCTCTAAATGGTGGACCTTCTGGTTGTCCTGTACCGACAGGGTTTTCCGAAAGAGCGCCTCCTGCTGGCATACCGGGAGCAGAAGGGACGGACGGCTGCTCAACCGTTTGTTGCATACCAGCAGGAGGATTCTCGGGTGCGAAGACTTCTGTGATAACGTCTTCGAGTACTCTTCCACGCTGGCGTTGTTTAATAACTTCAGCAACTCTAGTAATAATTAAAGTTGGGTCTTGTCCTTGAGCAGCCATTTGTGGAATTGCTTGAGTGTAAGCTTGAAGTGCGCCCATCAAAGATGAGCGTAAATCTTCAGTTTCAATTTTCTCTTGCTCCAATGTAACGTTAACATTAAATGGCAATTCACGCATAGCCATGTCTTTGGAGATTAGTTTTCCGCCCAATGCCTGCAACATAAAAATAAGTCCTTGTGCTGGGTTAAGACCAGCAAGCATGCCATAACGAACATCAGCAGAGTAATCTTGTTTGATATCCTTGCTTGGCAAATATGTAATTGAGTATGGGGAACCAGCATCAGTTCCACGAATAGTCTTTTCTTCATTAAATAATTTTTCATCTACTTCAAAACAAAGAGAAATAACATCTCGTAATGCGGTAGTAAAAATAGCTTGAGCAGATTTAATCTGGCTATCGAAGGCGCCCATAAGGGCTTCAACTCCTGCACCAGTAACGATAGAGGCTTTCATGTTTCCGCTACGTGCTTCTGGATATCGGGCACCCATGCGAAGCTCTTCGTTTAATATTTGCTGCTCATTAAATGCGCCGGCTGGAATTTCTAAAGCAACACGGCGTACTCCTTGAGGGTTGGCTGTACGAATAACAGCGTCCCCACCAAGTTGTAGTTCTTGTACATCGTTAGGCAAAACGATTGGTGCTTGAACGGATTTCTCTGCGGCTTCCATAGCCATAAGAGCAAATCGGTTGCGCAGTAATTGAATACCTAGCACGTCGTCAAATTGTCCACGTAATTCGCCATCAACGCTTGGACGCTTTGCAATAACAACCATCATCTTACCCATTGGGTTAGGTGCTTGGCTTAATACAAAGTTAGAGCGAGATGGTAAATAAAGAACGCTTTGGTCTTTATCGTAGTACCGAATCATTTCAAGCATGCCGTTCATGTCTTGCTTGTAACCACTAGGTCCTAGGATTTGGCGTTCATAATCTGGGAACTGGGCTACCAGTTCACCTAGCGTCATTGAGTAACGCTTAACAAAGGCTATGCACCGACCGTAGCGGTCAAACTCCGGATAAGCTCCGACTGGGTTTTCTAGGCGTATGCGTGGCAGCTTTGCTTCCTCGTCCAATTCAATAATGAAAGGGAGGAATCCATATGTAACAAACATGTCCGCACCATTGAACATGTTAACTTCCATCTCTGAATGACGGAAGTAGTTTGAGGCAATGCGTGTACGTTTATCTGCAAAGGTACGGGCACGGTCTGAAGTTTGGTTAACTGCTGAACAATTAATTGCTGGCAGAGGTGCAATCATTTCCGCAAGGTCGCGGGCAACAACATCAATGAAGTTGGCGACTACGTTCTGGTCAATACCATCTGGAAAAAAGTTAGGGTAGACTTGTGAAATCTTTCCCTGACGTACCATCTGGACGTCCTGATTACGCATATCACGTGAAGTGTTGCGATAGCGCAACGACTGTACGCGTGATACTACTTGTGGAATACTTAACATCTAGTTGTCCTTAGAAAAGTAAATTATTTATTCTTTTTTTGAATTTTTAATGTCATGCGAGTATTTTTGGAATTTACATGTTGCTTGCTACATCCGAATGACCACCAGCATGGTTCTTACCTAATATGCCAGGCTTAGACAATGATTCTGCTTTGCGAATTTCTACATTAGCTTGAGCAACACGGGCAGCAATTTCACGATTAGCAGATGCTTCGTCCATTGGATTTGCTACTTTAGGAAGAACATAAGAACTTGATTGTGATTGCCTGTATTGCTGGTTTGCTGCGCCTGCTTGTTGTTTAGCATCTAAAACACGTTGTGCATTAACCCGACGTTGAGCAGCACGGGCAGCAAGATTTTGTTCTTCTCTAGTTCTAATAATACCTTGAGGTGCGTTCGGTGGAGTAACGTTTGTAGCTACTGGACCTTTAGCTTGACGTGCAGTTCTTTGTTGCACTACATTTTTAATATCTTGAGCAGTTACACCAGCACCAGGGCGTCTAACATTAGCACCTGGTTTAGAAACAGTACCGCCTAGTCTTGTACTTGTACTTGTACCACTACCAGTAGTACCACGCGATACCGGCTTAGGGGCGGCTTTAGCGGTTAAAGATTTTGCTAGAGCAGCTTTGGCAACAGAACGTTTTTCAAAAGCTGCTTGAGCAACTTGTCCTGGAGTTTTTTTGCCAGCAGAAGAAACAATCTTTTGTACGGGTTGTTTAATAGATACCTGTGTACGTTCACGTGGGGATAAACCAGTTCCGGAATTTATTTTTAATACTTTAGCAGGAGCAGGAGCGTTATTAGGACGGCGCCCTACCGTTGCCCTAGCAATAGCTCGCGCTTGATCTAGTGTAATTTTATTCCTAACATTACGACCAGCAGCACCAGAAATGCCACCAGCAGTACGGGCACCAGCAAATCCATCACCACCACTAGGACGTAATATAGCCATGATTAATCCTTACTTGTTTTTTATCTGCCATGTTATGTCCTATCCAAAGGTATCAGACCACTGCTCTGCGAAAGCGTCGTCTAGATTGATTGAGTATCTTGATTCCATCTGAGACCTAGTAGCCCAACGGTTGTTGAGGTATGGAGTCACATTGGTATTCTTTTGAATCATTTCACGGGCACGGATGACCGCAAACCATAAAGCCATAACGCAGTCGGTAGGACCTTTAGAGTCTGGCTTCCACGTGATGAGTTGTTGTACTAAAGCTTTGATGCCTTCGCTACCATCGCTAGATGGGAGCTCAATGAGGTTGTTCTTTTGGTGCTTGTCTTCGCGCATGGTTCCGAATAACGCTGACATAGAAGCCACGCCGAATGTAGTGTCCCATTTGTTCTTGCCGGTAAAGTGAGAGTTAAGTCTAACTCCTCGCCCTGCGAGCCAGTTCCGTAAATCTTCGTCGAGTTCAA